GCAAAGTGGCCGCAAAGCCCGTGCGCCTGTCGCATGCGGACTGGCTCGCGGTGCAGCGGGCTAATGCCGCCAATCTGAACGCACAGCTTCGGGCGCGTCGAGAGGCGCAAGCGCCGGCCCGCGAGGCTCGGAAAGCGCGGATCGCTGAGGTGGGCGCGTACATCAAGCGGCGGCGCATTGCGCTGGACTTGTCGCAGCACGACGTGGCGATGCTGGTTGGCTATCCCTCTCGCGCGCAGATCGGTGCGTTTGAGCTTGGGCGCGAGGCGTTGCCTGCAAAGCGCGTCGCGTCGATGGCGGCTGCGCTGCAATGCGAGCCGGAGCGGCTGCGGGTGCCGCCGCTGAGTGAGTACCTGGAGGCAATGGAATGATCAAGCGAGCGTTGATTTTTGTCGCGTCGATGACGGTAGTCGCCGGCATCGCATGGGTAGGCGGATACGACTTTGATAGGCGAGGGCCGGACGCTGCTGTCCTGTTGTTCTTTGGCCTTGGGCTGTCTTTCATTGCATCGATATGCCCGTACAAAGAGCTTTTTGGCGATGACTATTTTGGCGATGACTAAGCGCCTGACCTGCTGGTCCTGCCGACACTCTGCCGGGCATATCGGCGGGGCGCTGCGGTGCATGCTGCACGAGCGGTGGGCAATTCGCACGTGTCGGGATTTCGAGTACGAACCGGGGACGGACGAGGGGCGGGAATGAAGATGCGCATGGGCGCCATAAAGCGGTGGACAAAGACAGAAGCGCGCAGGTTAAGTGCGCGGAAGAACGCTAATCGCGGTGACCCGAGCAACATTTCTGCCGATGCGTTTGAAATTGATCGGATGCGAGCGTACTACCGGGGCAGAAGACCGAACGGATTTGTTATGCGTCGGATGATGCGAAGGTGGGCTAGCGAGGACGACCTGGAGAAGGGGAAGTGGAATGACCTCTAAGCAACGCCTGACGCTAGCGTTCGTGGTCGACGTTTGCACGATGACGGCGATCTACCTGCTGACTCCGCCGTGGTCGATGGTGGTGGCGGCGGTTTATGGCGGGTGGTGCTATTACCTCGGCTATGCGCGTGGACGGACGCCACGATGAGCGCATCGCAGCGGAATAAAGGCGCTCGCGGCGAGCGCGAGCTATTCGGCATCCTCTCCGACCTTCTCGGCACCTGCGTCCGTCGCAACGTCGATCAGGCGCGCAACGGTGGCGCCGATGGCCTCGACGTGCCGGGATGGGCGATCGAGTGCAAACGGGTGGAGAGCGGGTTCCAAAGCGCGTGGTGGTCGCAGGCGATCGACCAGGCGCAACGGGCAGGGCGACGGCCTGCGCTCGCTTACAGGGCCTCTCGACAGCCTTGGCGGGTGCGGGTGTGTCTTGGTGATGCCGTGGCGGCGTTGGCCCCTGAATGCAGGCTTCCGCAATCGCGGCTTCATTGGCTCGAAATGGACCTTGAGGCCTTCTCGCTGCTGGTGCGGGAGTCAATCGACCAGGGGAACACATGACCGCACGCGACATCGCCCCGCTAGAAGCTCTGTTGTCCGAATGGGCCGAGTGGATGTCTCACGAGAAGGTCGGCCGAGGCTATCCCTCGCGCGCTGCCGGGCTTACAGAGCGGCTGAAAGGTGCGGTGCGAGTCTGCGCGACGCTGCACCCGAAGCGGACGAAAAATGGCGAGGCGTCGAAGACGAGGCTTGACCTCGACAACTGCGTGAAAGTGCTCTTGGACGCTCTGCAAGGGGTCGCCTTTGACAATGACAGGCAGATCGAGGATTTGCGCATCCTGCTCGGTGGGCCGGTCGAGGGGGGGTGGTATTTCGGTGACGCTGGAGTCAATCGCGGAGGGCGGGGGGTGAGGGTCGAATACGTGTGGCACCTTGAGGGGCGCCCGATTGACGTTCGCCCCGGCGACAAGCCACGCATCCGAGCGGCGCGCGGGTGTGGCGGATGGTGGTGTATGGATGCCTACGCGCTGGGGTTGGGGGATTCTCCGGCCGAGGCTTTCCGGTCGTGGCGCTCTTACGACCACAGCATGGCGTTGCGAGAAGGGATCAATACATGACGGCTCGCCGCGACCACCACCGCTACGACTGGCCGGCGATCGTGCTCGGCCTGTTGATGCACCGGGACCGGGCCGGGCGGCGCACGTCGGCGACGGAACTGGCGCGCACTGTCGGGTGTTCGCGATCGCGGATCACGCAACTTCGCGAGCCCGGAACGGAGCCGATTGTCCCGATCGGGATGGGGCTGCTTGAGTTGTACGTGGAGCGGGTGGGGGAGCCGCCGAAGCGTTAAAGGCCGCGCCAGTCGGGCAGGACATCCCGGTTTTCGCCCCGTCGGGCTAGGCGCGGCTTAACGCGGTCAGTCCTTGCGATCGGTGCCGAGCGCGGCGGCAAGCATTTCAACCCACTCAACAAGACCGCCGGTATACAGCACGAATCCTGCCCCGAGAGCGTGCCAGTGCCGAAGCGCAAGACCGACGACCGACCGACTCGACCGCTGACGCCGAAGCAGGCGCGGTTCGTGTCGGAGTACCTCGTCGATTTGAACGCGACGCAGGCGGCGATCCGGGCGGGGTACTCGGCGAGGACGGCGGACGACATCGGCCGGCAACTGCTAGGAAAAACTCCGGTAGCGGCGTCTATCGCCGAACGGCAGCAAATTCGCGCCGAGACAGTCGGCATCGACGCTGCCTACGTGCTCCGGCAAGCCGTGAAACTGCACGAGCGGTGCATGCAGGAAATCGAGCCGAAGACGGACCGCAAGGGCGATCCGATCGTCGACGCGGAGGGCCGTCAGGTGTTCGAATTCGACGCTCTCGCCGCGGCCCGCGCCCTCGAACTTGTCGGGAAGCACGTCAACATTCAGGCGTTCCGCGATCAGGTCGGGCACGGCGACAAGAACGGCAACCCGCTCGTGTTCCAGGTCGTGACCGGAGTCCCGTCTGGTGGCTGAGTCCAAGGTGATCGACCTCGGCTTCCGCCCGCGTCAGTGGCAGGCGGACTGTTTCCTCGGCCTCAAGCGGTTCTCCGTCCTCGTCGTGCATCGCCGTGGCGGCAAAACCGTGATGGCCGTCATGCGCATCATCGACGCCGCGCTCCGCACGCAGCGCACGGACGCTCGCTACGCCTACATCGCGCCGCTGTTCAAGCAGGCGAAGGACGTGGCCTGGGGCTACCTGACGCGCTACGCCCGCATGATCCCGGGCTCGAAGATCAACGAGTCGGAGACGTGGGTGCAGCTCGGCAACGGGGCGCGCATCCGCATCTACGGCGCCGACAATCCCGACAGCCTGCGCGGCATCTACCTCGACGGCGTGGTGCTCGACGAGGTCGCGCAGATGCGCTCCGAGGTGTGGGACGAGATCGTCCTGCCGACGCTGTCTGACCGGCAGGGGTGGGCGCTCTTCATCGGCACGCCGAAGGGCGTCAACCGGTTCTCCGAACTGTACGACACGGCACGCGAGAAGACCGGCGACTGGTTCGCGGCGCTGTACGACGTGTACCAGACCGACGCGCTGCCGGCCTCCGAGATCGCAATTGCGCGCTCCGAGATGTCCGAATCCTCGTTCCGGCAGGAGTACCTCTGCGACTTCGCGGCGGCCAACGAAAACAGCCTGATCCCGCTGTCGATGGCGACCGAGGCGCGCGGGAAGCATCTGCGGCCGGACCAGTATCAGCACGCGGCGCGCGTGATCGGCGTCGACGTGGCGCGACAGGGTGCGGACTCGACCGTGATCCAGCGTCGGCAGGGCCTCGTGGCCTACCCGGCAAAGGTGCTGAAGGGCGCGGACGCGATGCAGGTTGCATCGGCCGTCGCTGCCGAACAGATGGAGTGGGACGCCGACGCGATCTTCGTCGACGGCTCCGGCGGCTACGGCGCGGGCGTCATCGACCGGCTGAAGCAACTGCGCTACCACGTGCAGGAAGTGCAGTTCGGCGGCAAGCCCACCGACCCGCGCTTCGCAAACAAGCGCGCGGAAATGTACTGGGGCGTCCGCGACTGGCTCACGGCCGGCGGCGCGATCCCGGACGACAGCAATCTGATCCGCGAGCTGTGCGCTGTGACGTACTCGCACGACAACGCGCGCGGCGTGCTCCAGCTCGAATCGAAAGACGACCTGAAGGCGCGCATCGGTGTGTCTCCGGACCGTGCCGACGCGCTCGCGCTGACCTTCGCGTATCCGGTGGCGCCGCGCCTGTCGGTGGATACCGGCTTCGGCCGTGGCGCAGTCGGCCGCGCCCGCATCGACGAAGAGGAGTACGCGTGACCGCGCCCGCTCTCTGCCTGACCGTGACCCGCCGCGCTGTCCGCGACGTGTGGGACGACCTGCAACCGATGCTCGCCGAGCACTGGATCGAGATCGCGCACTACGACGACATCCCGCTGAACCCGGACCGCGAGCGGTACGAGAAGCTCGACGACGCCGGCCTGCTCCGCGTGTTCGTCGCGGACATCGGTGGTCAGTGCATCGGCTACGCGGTCTTCGTCGTCCAGCGCAATGCGCACTATGCCGACAGCCTGCAAGCCGTGCAGGACGTGCTCTACCTCGACCCCGAGTTCCGGAACGCCGGCATCGGCCGCGCGTTGATCGACGAGTGCGACAACCGGCTCCGCGCCGAGGGCGTGCAGGTCGTCTACCAGCACGTCAAGCTGGCCCACGACTTCGGCCCGCTGCTCGCGTCGCTCGGATACGAGGCCGTCGAGACGATCCACGCACGGAGGCTCGACCGCTGATGGGTGCAACCGCGATGCTCACCTCGGCCGCCGACGCTGCGTCGCGCGTGCTCACGCCGGCGCTGAAGAAGATCATGCCGCAGCCGAAGGGGCCCGACGTGCAACCGCCGCCGGTCGCCAACGACGCCGCCAATCTCAACGCCGCAGACAACGCCGGCCAGCGCGCACGCCGCAAGGCAATCGGTGCGTCTGGTCGCTCCGACACGATCCTGACCGGCGCGCAGGGCCTCGGCGCCGTGCCGACCGACACGGCGCAGGCGAAGACCCTGCTGGGGCTCTGACGACATGGCCGAAGCCGCGCAGACCGCCGACGAGAAGCCGCAGGACCGCGGCGGGCAGACGCTCCGGCAGCAGTGCCTCGCACTCCTCGCGGCGCTGAAACTCGAACGCGCCGGATGGGAACCCGACTGGAAGGATCTGGCCGAGTACATCGACCCGTGGTCGCTGCGACTTCAGCAGACCGATCGCAATCGCGGCCAGCGCAAGGGCCAGAAGATCATCAACAGCGCGGCGACGATGGCGGCTCGCACGCTCGGCGCCGGCATGACCGGCGGCATCGCGAGCCCGGCGCGTCCGTGGCTGCGGCTGACGACGCCCGATCCGTCGCTCGCCGAGTACGGCCCGGTGCGGCAGTGGTTGCAGACGACGACCGAGCGGATGCTGACCGTGATGCTGCGCTCGAATCTCTATCAGGCGCTGCCGGAGGTGTTCGGGCACGAAGGCGTCTTCGGCACCGGCTGCATGATCGTGCAGGAGGACTCCGAAGAACTGTTCCGCTGCCACGTGCAACTGCCGGGCAGCTACGCGCTCGGCCTCAACGCGCGCGGCCTCGTCGACGTATTCGTGCGGGAGTTCCGCTGGACGGTGCGGCAGGTCGTCGAGCGGTTCGTGAAGGTCGACGGCGGCGAATACTGGAACCGCGTCTCGACGCGCGTGCGCACCGCGTGGGACACGAATCGGCACGAGGAGACGGTCGACATCGTCCACGTGATCCGGCCGAACCCGGACCACGATCCGCGGTACATGAACGCGACCCGCAAGCGGTATCAGTCGGTCTATCTGGAGATCGGCGGCTCGGACGACCACTACCTGCGCGTGTCCGGCTACGACACCTTCCCGGTGCTCGCGGCGCGCTGGCTCGTGAACGGCGATGACACGTACGGCGTCGGCCCCGGCCACGTCGCGCGCGGCGATGCGAAGGCGCTGCAACTGCTCGAACGGCGGAAGAGTCAGGCCATCGAGAAGATGGTCAACCCGCCATTGATCGGCGGCACCGAGCTGCGGAACAACAAGGTCTCCCTTCTTCCCGGCGACATCACCTACGAGGACGTGCGCGACGGCAAGAACGGCCTGCGCCCGATCCACGAAGTGAACATGCGCATCGATGCAGCCTCGGCCGAGATCCGCGAGCACGAGGCGCGCATCAACTCGGCCTTCTACGCCGACCTCTTCCTGATGCTCTACATGTCCGACCGCGGCGAGATGACCGCGAAGGAAGTGTCGGTCCGGCAGGACGAGAAGCTTCTGATGCTCGGCCCGACGCTGGAGCGGCAGAACCAAGACCTCTTGAACCCGCTCATCGACCGCGTGTTCTTCCTGATGGCCGAGAACGGCCTGCTGCCCGAGATCCCCGAGGAACTGCGCGGCGTCACGCTGCGCGTGGAGTTCCTCGGACTGCTCGCGCAGACACAGAAGATGGTCGCGACCGTAGGGATCGAGCGCATCGCCGGCTTCGTGTCCGGCCTCGCGCAACTCGATCCGGGCGTGCTCGACAAGTTCGACGCCGATCAGGCGGTCGACGAGATGGCCGAGGCGATCGGCGTGTCGCCGGCCGTCATCCGCTCGGACGATGCGGTCGACGAGATCCGCGCGCAGCGGCAACAAGCGCAGGCGGCAGCCGCTCAGGCGCAGGCTGCGGCGTCGACGGTGCAAGGCGCGCAGGCGCTCGGCTCGATCGACATGTCGGGTGATACCGCGCTGACGCGGATGCTCGGCGCGGCGCAGCAGCAGGGCGAAGAGGTGCCGGCATGAGCGAGCCGCGCGCAGTCACCGGCAACGCCGCCGACGAAGAGCAGATCGCGAGTGCGGAGGTGCGCCAGCGGTACACGGCGAAGATGCGCGAGAACAACCTGCGCAGCACGATGGAAACGGCGCACGGCCGGTGCTTCGTGTGGGACATGCTCGGCGAATGTGCGCTGTACCACGAGGGCTACAGCGAGTCGCACGCCGAGATGGCGCGCATCGCTGGCATCCGGTCCGTCGGGCTGCGGTTGCTGAAGCGGATCGAACTCGTGTGCCCCGACCTGTACGACCTGATGCAGAAAGAAGCGCGACAGCGCACCACGGAGTAACGCATGGCAGACGACACCACGAACACGGGCGCCCCGGCTGATGCCGCCGCAGCGCCCACCACGACCGCCGACACGACTGCGACGACCTCCACGACCTCTCCTCCTGTGACGGATGGTCAACCCGCAGCCGCGTCGGCGCCCGCACCGGAGGCGACCAGCACGACGACCGAGGCGACGGCCCCGGAGTCGAAGCCGGTCGCGCCGGAGACCTACGACCTGAAGCTCCCCGAAGGTTCGCTGTTGTCGGCGGATGCCGTGCAGGAGGTGGAGGCGCTCGCACGCGAGGCCGGACTCTCCAACGAACACGCGCAGAAGCTGCTCGACGCTCGCGAATCCGCGCTGGCCGCCCACGTCGAGAAGGTGCAGGCCGAACACGACCTGCGCTGGCAGAAGGAATGGCCGGAAGCGATCAAGAACGACCCCGAGATGGGCGGCGAGAAGTACGAGGCCACCGTGCGCAATGCGCAGAAGGTGATGGGCCGATTCGCGAGCCCGGCGCTGAAGGAAGCGCTGACGGCGAGCGGCTACGGCAATCACCCCGAGATGGTCCGGATGATGTCCTCGATCGCGAAGGTGATCTCCGAGGATGTCTTCGAACCCGCAGGCGGACAGGCGGCCGGCACGAAGCAGGGCGGCGCCGGCTGGTACAACCACCCGACCTCGCAGCACGCCGCCTGATGCGCAGATCGACACACACGATGTTGACGACCGTGGTCCGGCTGCTGAAGGGCTGCCTGAACGCGGTGGACGACTGGCTGAAGGAATCGAAACCGCAGGACTGAGAAGCACCTCACACACAACACCCGCAAGCTCGCGGGCCGCCTCGCCGGAATGCCCGGCCTCGTTGCCCATGTGCCTCCTTGCCCGACACAAGGAATACGCACATGGCAACGCTTGCAGTCACGAATCCCACGCTCGCCGATCTGGCGAAGGTTCTCGACCCGGACGGCTCGATCGCGCAGATCGTCGAACTGCTCGGGCAGACGAACGAAGTCCTCGACACGATGACTTGGCTGGAGGGCAACCTGCCCACCGGCCATCGCACCAGCGTCCGCACCGGCCTTCCGGCTCCGACGTGGCGGAAGATTTACGGCGGCGTGCAGCCGGCGAAGAGCACGTCCGTTCAGGTCACGGACAACTGCGGCATGCTCGAAGCCTATGCCGAAGTCGACAAGGCACTCGCCGACCTCAACGGCAACACCGCAGCGTTCCGGCTCCAGGAAGATCGCGCCTTTCTCGAAGGCATCAACCAGGAGTTCTGCCAGACGCTGTTCTACGGCAACGAAGGCACGGAGCCCGAGGCGTTCACCGGTCTCGCGCCGCGCTTCAACAGCACGAGCGCCGAGAACGGCTCGAACATCATCAAGCTCGACAGCGGCGCATCCGGCGCCGACCAGTCGTCCATCTGGCTCGTCGTGTGGGGCCCGCAGACCATCCATGGCATCTACCCGAAGGGCGGCAAGGCGGGCCTCTCCGTGGTCGACAAGGGTCAGGTGACGGTCGAGAACATCGACGGCGCCTCGGGTCGCGCGGAGATGTACCGCACGCACTACAAGTGGGACTGCGGCCTGTCCGTGCGCGACTGGCGGTACGTCGTGCGGATCGCGAACGTCGACACCTCGGCGCTCACGAAGAACGCGGCCACGGGCGGCGACATCATCGACGGGATGATGCAGGCGCTCGAACTCGTGCCGAGCCTCGGCATGGGTCGCCCGGCGTTCTACATGTCGCGCACCGTCCGCTCGTTCCTGCGTCGCCAGATCGCGAACAAGGTCGCCAACTCCACGCTGTCGATGGACACCGTCGCGGGCCGCAAGGTCGTGATGTTCGGCGAGGTGCCGGTCTACCGCTGCGACGCGATCACCAACACCGAAGCCGTCGTCTCCTGACCTGAGTCCGGGCCACGCGCCCGGACCTCGTCACGACCTCATTCAGACAAGGACACACACCATGTACATCGACAAGCTCCTCGAACTGGCCGACGCGCAGGCGCTCACGGCCACCGGCAACACGACGAACACGATCGACCTCGGGTCGGATCGCGATGTCGGCAACGGTCAAACGCTCTGGCTCGTGCTCTCGCTCGACGTGGCGCCCGACGGCGCGAACGGCGACGAGACCTACGTGTTCACGCTGACGACGGACGACAACTCCTCGTTCAGCTCGGCGACCACGATCCTCACGCAGACGGTCGTCCGCAGCACGGCGGCCGGCACGCGCTACGTCATGGCGATCCCGTCGGCGAACGAACGCTACCTGCGCGGCACCTTCACCCTCGGCGGCACGACGCCCTCGGTGACGTACAGCGCATGGCTGACGAGCGAAGCGCCGACCGCGTGGGCCGCGTACCCGGACGCGCTGTAACCGACTGACGACGGAGGCTCCCGCAGATGAAAGTCAGAGCAATCAGGACCGGCTTCTACGGGGGCCGCCGTCGTCCCGGCGCGGTGTTCGACGTGCCGGAAGGAGAGCGCGGATCGTGGTTCGTGCCGGTGGAGGTGCCGGAGGAACAGGCGCCGACCATCGACAACACCATCGCGCCGCGCCGCGTGGGTCGCCCGCGCAGGTCCGAGTCCGCGCAACCGGTGAACACCGAGCGCGCCACGATCGACGCTGAGGAGGGCTGAGATGCCGCTCGCAAGCATGAAACTCCCGCCCTCTCCGGAGTCGGCGATGTACCCGACGATGGCGCAGGCCGAAAGCGATCCGCGCGGGTCGGGCTACGGCATGTGCCTCGAATTCAAGCCGCCGCAGGTCGAAGCCCTCGGCCTCTCGACGCTGCCTGAAGTCGGATCGGTGGTGCGCGTCGAGGCGCTGGCGACGGTCGTCGAGATCAGTCTCGAAGACGGCGGGCGGTACATCGAGATGCAGATCACGGATGCGATGGTGACGCCGCAGCCGGGAATTAAGGCGCCGGATGGCGTGGGGGAGGGTTGAGCGATGGCATTCACACAGCAAGGCTTGCCGTTTCTGTACGACGAGTTGTCGCGGCGAATCGTCGGGGTCAAGAATTCAGACGGCAGCGAGAGCTTCTTTTCGCTGGAAAATACGCAGAACCCGCTGGTCAAGACCAGTGTGCTGACGACCTCGCTGGACAACGGGGCTGGAGAAATCGCGTTTTCTCGGGCGTCGGCAAATGCGTCGGTGATCGACAACGCCGGGCTCATGCACTTCTGTCAGTCCGGAGAGGCCCGATTCTATGGGGCGAGGCGCATCTACAACGCTGTCTCTGATACGGAAGCCTTGACTACCGGGTGGACCCTCGGCGTCAATACGACGAAGACCACCTCCAATCTCAAGAGTCCCAACCACGATCGGCAGTCAGCGTGGAGCATCGTTCGATCCTCGGGCTCTAACATTATGTTGACACTCAACAGCCAGAGCTACCGCCCAGGTCAGTGGACGTTCTCGGCGTGGGTCATGGGAGACGGCACCCAGACCTACACGATCCGTATCGAGCGCTCTAGCGACAGCGCAGGCGCGTCTCAGACTGTAACTCCGGCTGCTGGCGTATGGACTCGCATTGCGGTGGCGCATGTGGTTCTCGACACAACGAACTACCGAGCGACACTGACCAACGCAACCGGCGGCGCCGCGTCGTTCATCGTGACAGATCCGCAGATGGAGTACACACACGGCACGTCGCCCGGATCTCCAAACGATTACGTGCCGCGCGGAGTGGCGGCATTGGTTTCTGCGACCTACCCGGCTGGGGTTGATGGCGTGCGCTACTTCTCGACGCTCAATCCGTGGTCCTTGGCTAGCGGAATCGCGACGAAAGCCGCCACGGCAACGGCCATCGACAACTCGGTTCTAAAGGGCCTATTGGTTGAGCCCAGCGCCACGAACAGCCTCTGGTCAAGCCGCGACATCGGAACCGCGCAGTTCGTTCTGGGCGACGCAACTGCGGCAAGCGCAATGGGAGACAGCACGTTGCTGGGCACCGGCAGCATCCGCAAGCTGGAAGAGGTCGCGACCACAAACCCACACCGCGTTGGCCAGCAGTGGCAAGGCACTCTTCCGGCCAACGGATCGATCCTCACCGTATCGTGCTATGTCAAGGCTGCGGAGCGCTCGATCGTCTACTGCGGGTTCCGGCAGAAGGACGGCAGCACGGAGCAAATCGCGTACTTCAACATCGCGACTATGACCGTTGGCACCGTCACCGGCACCAACGCCGAGGCCCACATGTGGAAAGAGGGTGATCTCATCCGCATCGCGTTCTCGGCCAACGCTGGCACCGGAGCATCGGCGCCGTTCGCGCGGTTTGGAGTCACCACCAATGACAACGTGACGAGTTACGCAGGCACACTGGCAAGCGGGGCGTGGTTCGGCGCGCTGCAATTCGAGCAAGCTCATGTCCCCTCGTCCTACGTGGGGGACACTGCCGCAAACGCCGGGCTGACTCGAGCGATCGAATCGGCCACGTTGCGGGTGACAGACTGCCCAACTCGCGACGTCACATTTATCGCGGACTTCACGCCCATCTATCGCACCAACGTGGCCAACAAGGATTCGTGGTGGTACCCGTGGTATGCGTACCTCAGCCCGACGTTTAGGTTCGGGCTGTCGCTCCGGCCAGGAGTTTTTGGCGGGGCCAATGTCGGAGACGAGGATGACTGGGCATTCGATCTGTACAACGGGTCGACCGCATGGGATGGGGTGAACGTGATTTCTGGTGTGGTGGCGCAGCCAAAGGAGACTTATCGCACTTACTTCTCATTGGCCAATACGGTGCAGACGGGCAACTCTAACCAACTTGGATTCGTCGGCGGCACTCTGGCCACCAATGCCGGTTCCGCTACGCAAGGCTTAAACACGCTGCCTTCGACAACCTTCTTTGTGTACTTCGGTCGTGGTCTGAGCACTGGCGCGCAACGCGGCCCGCAGTGCATCAAAAATTTCTCAATTCGTTCCAGAGCAATGTCAGCGTCGGATGTCGCCACGTCGCTCGCATCAGGCGCCTGACGCCCAATGTCCACCTCCGCCACCATCTGCAATATCGCGCTCGGTCACATCGGCGTGACGCGCCTCATCGCGTCGCTCACGCAGACGACAACCGAAGCGGTGCAGTGCAATCTCTACTTCGAGACGGCCCGGGATGCGGTGCTCGCCGACTACGCGTGGCCGTTCGCGACCGCGTACACGGCACTCGGGTTGGTGGCGGAGGCGCCTTCCGACGACTGGCTCTACTCGTACCGCTACCCGTCGGACTGCATCCGCGTGCGGCGCATCGTCACGGGTATGGGTCGGCTCGACACGAACCCGCCCGCGTTCTCGATCGGGCAGGACGCGCAGGGCCGGTTGATCTACACCGACCAGCCCGACGCGACGATCGAGTACACGGTGCGCGTGTCGGACCCGGGGCGATTCGATTCGCTGTTTTCGGAGGCGTTGTCCTGGCGCATGGCGGCGTTCCTTGCGCAGTCGCTCGGGCGCGTGCAGGGCGCGCAGAACACGGCGTTGCAGATGTACGAGCGCACGCTCGCGCAGGCACGCTCGACGGCGGCGAACGAGGCGCAGGCCGCGCCGCAGGTGGAGTCCGAGTTCGTGCGGGCGAGGGACTGAACGCGTGACGGCCCTCATTCAGCGCAGCTTCGCGGGCGGCGAACTCGCACCGAGTCTCGGCGCGCGGTCCGATGTCGTGAAGTACCAGACGGGCCTTCGAACCTGTCGCAACTTCTTCGTGCAGCGACACGGCGGCATTGCCAACCGGGCCGGATCGCGGTTCGTGGCCGAGCAGGCGAGCAGCAGCGCACGCGGCCGGCTCATCAAGTTCGTGTTCAACGCGGACCAGACCTACGTGCTGCTCTTCGAGAATCAGCGCATGCGCGTGGTGCGGGACGGCGCGGTGCTGACCTGCGGCACGCTCGCGGCGTACAACGGCGCGACGGCCTACGTGCCGGGCGACAAGGTGCTGAGCGGCGGGACGAACTACTACTGCATCGCGAACACCACCGGCAACGCGCCGCCGAACGCGACCTACTGGTACGCGATGCCGGCGGACGGAACCTACGAGATCCCGACGCCGTACCTGTCGGCCGACCTCGACACGATCACCTATGACCAGAGCGGCGACATCGTCACGCTGCACCACGGCAGCTATGCGCCGCGCGAACTGGCGCGCACGGGCCACACGACGTGGGTGCTCTCGACGATCACCTTCGCGCCATCGATCGCGGCACCAACCGGTCTCGCGAACACGGGCGCGGCTGGAGCGGTCACGTCGTGGGTCGTGACGGCGATCAAGTCCGAGACGCTGGAGGAGTCGCTGCAATCATCCGCGACGAGCACCAGCGCGACGCCGTCGTCCGGTTCGCCCATCACGGTCTCGTGGTCCGCGGTGTCGGGGGCGGCCGAGTACAACGTCTACAAGGCGCTGAACGGCGTCTATGGGTTCATCGGCACGGCGGTCGGCACGTCGTTCTCCGACAACGGCATCGCGGCGAACACGGCCGAGACGCCGCCGGCCTCGCGCAATCCGTTCTCCGGCGCCGGCAACTACCCGGCGACCGGCACCTACTACCAGCAGCGCAAGGTCTACGGCGCCACCGCGAACGATCCGGAGAAGGTCGAGGCCTCGCGCTCGGGCATGTTCCACAACTTCACGCGGTCGAGCCAGATCCAGTCTGACGACGCGGTCTCGTGGTCGATGGCCGGCAGGCAGGTGAACGAGATCCGGCACATGGTCGAGGTCGGCCAACTCGTGATGCTCACGGCGGGCGCCGAGTGGGTGATTCAAGGCAACGCATCCGGCGTGCTCGCGCCCGGCGAAGTGAACCCAACGCCGATCGCGTACAACGGCGCGTCCACGGTCATGCCGGCGATCGTCGACAACAACCTGATCTACGTGCAGGCGCGCGGCACGAAGGTCCGCGACCTGCGATACGAGGTGCAGTCCACCGGCTACGCGGGCCGTGACCTGACCGTCTTCTCGGCGCACATGTTCGACGGCTACACGATCACGCGCCTCGACTATGCCCAGGTGCCGCACTCGATCGTGTGGGCCATCCGCGACGACGGCACGCTGCTCGGGATGACCTACCTCCGCGAACACGAAATATGGGGCTGGCACCGGCACGACACGGGCGCGGCCGGCATGTTCGAGGACGTGTGCGTCATCCCCGAAGGCACCGAGGACGCGGTCTACGTGCTCGTGCGGCGAACGATCGACGGCGCGACCGTGCGGTATCTGGAACGCTTCGACTCGCGCATTTCCCGCTGGACCGACTTCCCCGTCGAGGCGTTCTTCGTCGACTGCGGCCTGACCTACAACGGCCGCAACGAGACCGCCACGACGATGACCGTCACCGGCGGCACGGACTGGACGATCGTCGAGTCGCTGACGCTCACGGCCTCGGCCTCGTTCTTCACGGCGGGCGATGTCGGCAACGCGATCGTGCTGCGCTACGACGACGAAGACCTGACCGTCACGCTCACGATCACCGGCTACACGTCCGGGGCCGTCGTCACCGTGCAGGCATCGCGCACCGTCCCGGCTGGCGTGCGTGCGGTTGCGGTCTCGACGTGGAGCAAGGCCGTCGACTCGCTCGCGGGCCTCGATCACCTCGAGGGCGAGACGGTCGCGATCCTCGCCGACGGATCGGTCGAGACGCCGCAGACCGTGACGGCCGGCGCGATCACGCTCCAGCGCCCCTACTCGGTCGTGCATGTGGGCTTGCCGATCGAAGCCGACGCCGAGACGCTCTCGCTCGACGTGCTGAACGCCGAGACCTTGCAGGACAAGCGGAAGCTCGTGCGCTCGGTGACGCTGCAAGTCGAATCCTCGCGCGGCATCACGGCCGGCATCGACAGCACGGCGTTGCAGGACGCGAACTACGGCGACCCGATGGAGTTGTTCACCGGGGCCGTCGAGGTGCCGCTGAACTCCACGTGGAACGACAACGGTCGCGTGTTCGTCCGGCAGAGCGATCCGCTGCCGCTGACGATCCTCGCGGCGATCCCTGACGTATCGGTCGGGAGATAGGGGGAGCATGGGCGCGACAGCAGCCATCGGATCGGCCATCGCCGGCGGAGGCATCCAAGCCTTCGGGCAGTACCGGAAAGGCCAGTACGAACGACAGATCGCCTACGCGAACGCGAAGATCGGCGACGCGCAGGCGACCGACGCACTCCGGCGCGGGACGCTGGCCGCGGGCCGGGTCCGCACGCGCACGGCGCAGACCATCGGCGAGCAGCGTGCCGCGTTCGGGGCGCAGGGCATCGCGATGGACTCCGGCAGCGCGCTCGACCTTCAGACGGACGCCGCGAAGTTCGGCGAACTCGACGCGCTGACCGTGCTCGACAATGCGCGCATGGAGTCGTGGGCGTTGCAGACGCAGGCGCACAACCTGCGATTTCAGGGGGACGTGGCCGCGAAGACCGGCCGGCAGCAGGCACTCGGCACGCTGCTCGGCACAGGCGGCAACGTGCTCGCCGCGAAGTACGGATTCGGGGGCTGACGGATGCCGACTGTTCCAGTGCCGCGCGTCACCGGCCAGACGATTGCCGAGGCCCCGATGCCGGGCGTCCGGATCTCTGGCGGGAATCCCGACTTCGGGCAAAGCGTCGGCGGGGCGCTCGCGACGGCTGGCGTTCGTGCGGTAGCGTACGAAGCGAAGAAGCAGGCCGACGCCGACGCGCTGACGTACAGCCTCGCCGGCCGCGATCAACTCGACGCGCTGCACCTGAAGGCCATGACGCCGGTCGAGTTGCCCGACGGGTCTCTCGACTACGCCGGGCCGCTGAAGGAATACGAGACGCAGGCGCAGAAGGTCGTGCGCACGGTCTCGGCGCAGGCGAAGCATCCGCTGGCGCAGCGGGCCACGCTCGATTCGCTGTCGTCGTACGCGCAGGCACAGCGCGGCAAGCTCGCCAGCCTCGCGCGTGAGCAGTCGCAGAAGAACGCGCAGGCGCTCGCGATGAACCGCGTGGACACGGTGCTCCGTGACGGCACGCTGTCGGCGGACGAGCGACGCAACGAGCTGCTGATCGCGGCGAAGCAGTTCCAGGTGGCGACCGGCGATCCGGTGGAGGCGCTCAAGTTCTTCGAGAAGGCGACCCGCGACGGCGCGACGTTCGACTGGCTCTCGCGCGTCAACGCGGCCGAGTCCGAGAACGACCTCGACGGGCTGATGCAGGGGCTTCAGGAACAGGGCCGCGAACTCGGGCCGCAAGGCGCCATCCAGATTCGCGGCGAGATCGAACGCAAGCGCGAGGCGATGGTGAAGGCGCAGGCCGCCGCGCGGAAGGCGGACGAGGAGTCGGCCGACAAGACGCTGACCGACCTCTCGGCGCGCGGGCTCATCACGCCCGCGATCGTCGAGACCATGCGCACGCGCCTCAGTGCCGACGCCTATCGACGCTGGGCCGGCGAGCCCGACAAGGTGTCGCAGCGCGTGGCCGAGGGCGTCGACGACCCGGACATCTACCGCAAGGTGCAGGGCGACGTGATTGCCGCGAGCAAGAACGTCCCGGCGCTCGAACGGCTGCGCGGCCGGCTGCGCGACTACATGACCGGCTACGACCCGGTGACGCGCCAGTACGGTAAGCCCGCGCTCTCGCGCGACACGGCGCTGCGGCTGCTGAATCAGGCCGAGGAGTACATCAACGCGCAGAAGCGGGACGCGAAGGACGCGGCCGGCGGCAGTGCGGCGACGAAGGAACAGAGCATTTCGTCGAAGCGCGCCGAGGTCGAAGCGCAGGTGCGCGGCTACTTCAAGCGGTACGTGGAGACGCGCGGCACCGACCGCGATGCGGCGAAGTCTGCGCAGGATCGCGAGTTCGCGGCGATGGAAGGGCTCCTGAAGGACGGGGCGAAAGACCCGCTCGCGTGGTTCGAGCAGTGGAAGAAGTCGAACGACGACATCATCCGCGCCCGGACCGCGCTGCCGTCCTTCGTGCCGCGCAAGGCCGACGGCTCGCCGGACTTCGGCACGGCCCGCGCGAAGCTCGCCGAGGACTTCCGCCAGAAGCGCGGCGGACCCGGCGGGCGTGCGATGACGCAAGCCGAATACGACGCCCGGTTCCGCGCGATCCAGAAGCTCGAACAGGAGTACGCGAAGTGATGACGCCTGACGACGACCTCACCCCGTCGCTGTTGCAGGCGTTCACGGATCGGCACCTCGCGACGGCGCCGTCCGGGCAGTTCCTGGCGGAGCAGGAAGCAAGCGACGCGCAGGCGAAGGACGCGGAGCGCCAGACTGCCGCGCGCGACTGGTTGCGCTCGCAGGGCCTCGGCGACGCGATCCCGAGCCCGGCGGACTACGACTACGGCCGCATGCTCGACGACGGCGTCTACCCGTCGAAGGACGCCGCGGGCCGGGTGCCGCTGCCGCCGCAATACTGGAAGCCGGGCCGCATGCTCATCGGTGGCCGCGACATCGCCACGGGGCAGCGCATCGCGTCGCGCGTGCCGCTGGAGGACCGGATTCTGTCCGGCGTCGAGGACGACGAACCCGACGACGGCGACGGCATCTCGACGCTGACGCAGGACGACATCGCCGAACTGTCGGCGCGCGAGCGGCGCGGGCTGGAAGCGTGGATGGAATCGCACGGCGTGATGATCGCGGCCGGGCCGTCGCAGACGCGGACGGACGCGCCGACCGGGTACTACCCGCGACCGAACCGTCCGCCGACGCTCGACGACCTCAAGCAGCGCGGAACCGACGTGTGGGACGTTCTCGCCGGCGCGCTCAAGGGCGGCGTGGCGCAGACCCTCGGCCTGCCCGGCGATGTCGAGTCGCTGATCCGCATGCTCACCGGTGGGGAGCAGGTCATGCCGACCACCGAGGACATGGAGAAGAAGTTGCCGCCGGTCATCCCGCCGACGCTGTCGTCTCTCGTCACGGGCGGCGGGCAGCGCGAGGCGAATGCAGCCTACGGCGAGACGGCCGGGGAGTTCATCGGGCTCGGGAAGGCGCCGACAGCGGTCGCTCGCGGGGTGGTGAAGGGGGCGCAGGTGCTGGCGCCGACGGCGGAAGAAATGGCGCGGCGCGCGGTCGACCGCGTTGTTGACTCTACGGGCGGCAAAATGCGCGTTGTCCCTGAAGGAGCCGCCATGCCCAAGAAGGCCGATATCACGTTCAGCAAGTCCGAAACACTCGGACGAGAAATCACGATCGGTGACAACGGAAAGATTCACGTTGATGTCTCGGCGCGATTCGAAAGCCCAGGACATGAGGTGGCCGACGCGATTCGGGAAAGGTTGATGTTTGAATTCCGTCCCAAACTTCCAGAGGACACGTATTGGAGGTTCACGAACAACAAAGACGAATTCCGTCTTGCAAAGAATGGGCAGTTGAGAAATTCAAAAAACCACGCTGACAATTTCAGCGAAAAGGGCCTATCGGTGGCAGATGGCGCCCACTACGGAATCTGGGGATACAAGTACGCCTACAAAGTGAAGGGGCCATTTGTTGGATATGGGTCAGATGGTGAGCCGCTGATTGAGGCAGCAGCAGCAAGACCAGTCGGAAAGCTACTAAGCAGCAAAGAGGCGATGGTCGAAGACAAGGCGCTTCAGAAGAAACTTCTTGAAGCGCGCGGATGGACTGTCGAGCAATTCCGAGACGCGCTGAGTCCCGCTGTTCCAAGAACAGAAAACATCCCACCGAAGGCCAAATGATCCAACTCCCCGGCACCCAACCCGCCGACCCGACGCTCGCGCCGCCGCCGGACCTTCCCGTCGACTCGACCTCGAGTCCGGCGACCGGCGAACCCGACGTGATGCCGGACGGCACGAACGCGGCCGACCTTCCCGAGTCGGTGCAGGTCGCTGGCGTGGCCGGTGCGCTGCGCGGGCTGCTCGGCAAGGTGTTCCGCAAGTCGGACAAGGAAGTGACGAAGGTCGTGCCGCCGTCGACGCCGCCTGCCGCTGCGACAGGTGGCGCGACCCCGCCGCCGGTTGCCCCGAAGCCGCCGGCCGCTGCCACGCCGCCCGAGCCGAAGCCGGCCGCACCGAAGCCGAAGACGCCGGAGGAACTCGACGCCGAGGCGCTGAAGACGGTTCCGGGATTCAAACTGCCGGACGCGAAGAAGGCCGAGGGCATCGCGTCGGAAATGACCTCCGGCGCACCGCGCACGATCGATCCGGAGCGCACGACGGTCCGGAACTTCCGGTCGGACAAGCTCAACACGACCGACGACATCAAGGCGCTGATCGACAACGTCGCGGAAGAGTCCGGCGGGTTCCAGAAGGCGCGCCGCGGCACGGTGTCGAACGCGCAGACGGCGGAGGAGGCGAAGGACTACGGCCTCGAAGACCTGCTGCGCCGCAAGCCGGCCGAGTCGTGGAACGCCGCGCAACTGTCCGCCGGGCGCGAGATCCTGCTCGAACTCTCGGACCGCATCACGAAGGCGGCGCGCATCGTCGACGCCGGAAAGGCATCGCCGGAGGACATGCTCGCGTTCCGCCGGTTGATCGCGAATCACGCGGCCGTGCAGGAGACGCTACAGGGGGCGGTTGCTGAAGCCGGCCGGGCGTTGCAGATCATGCGCACGGTGTCCGCTGCCGGCGGGCGGCTGCGCACGAAGCAGATTCTGGAGACGCTCGACAGCCTCGGCGGGCCGGGTGCGACGCAGACACTCGCGCAGGCCGTGATCGATGCGGGCGGCGACGCGGCGAAGATCGCGAAGCTCACGAAGAAGGGATGGGGCGAGAAGACCGCCGACGTGCTGAACGAGATCCGGATCAACGGCATGCTGTCCGGGCCGAAGACGCACATGGTCAACACGACATCGAACGCGCTCGCGGCGCTGCTTCAGATCCCGGAGCGCAGCGTGGCGGGCCTGATCGGGAAGACGCACGCCGGCCCCAAGGTACAGGTGGGCGAAGACCTTCAGATGCTCTACGGGATGCTGTCCGGGTGGGAAGACACGTTCCGGCTTGTCTCGAAGGCGTGGCGCACGGGCGAGCCGACGGACGCGGTGTCGAAGTTGGAGACCCGGTCGCGCGCCGCGATCACGTCGTCGAACTTCGGCCTCGACGAGACTTCGATAGCCGGCAAGGCCGCGGACCTGATCGGCGAGATCATCCGCCTGCCGGGCCGCGCGATGATGACGACCGACGAACTCTTCAAGGCGCGTGCGTACCGCTCAGAGGTGGCCGCGCAGGCCGCGCGCCGGGCCTCCGAGGAGGGGCTCGAAGGTGCCGCGTACCAGAAGCGCGTGGCCGAACTGAAGGCCGATCCGCCGGACGACATCAAGCTGGCCGGCGATCATGCGTCGAAGTACCTGACGTTTCAGGACTCGCTCGGCGGGCCGGGCCTGCTGAACGCGCTCGGCCGCGGCGGGATGCAGATCTCGCAGCATCCGCTCGGCAAGATTGTGTTGCCGTTCATCCGCACGCCGATCAACGTCGCGCAGTTCACCCTCGAACGCACGCCGATGGCGCCGCTGACCGCGAAGTTCCGCGAGGCGATCGCGAAGGGCGGGCCGGATGGAGATCTCGCGCTCGCGCGGTTCTCGCTCGGGTCGGTTGCTGCGGCACTCGTCGCAGCGCGGGCCGAGACCGGGCAGATCACGGGCGGCGGACCGTCGGACCCGCGACTGCGGCGCGCGATGGAGGCGTCCGGCTGGCGTCCGTACTCGATCCTGATCGACGGCACCTATGTCTCGTACAACCGCCTCGACCCGCTCGGCGCTGCGATGGGCGCGACGGCCGACGCGGTCGACGTGCTGAAGTACGCCGACGACGAGGAGACGACCGGCGCGGTCACGTCCGCCGTCGTCACCGGGTTCGCGAACTCGATGGCGTCGAAGACCTATGTGCAGGGGCTGTCCGACCTGCTCGAGGTCATGGGCGACCCGGACAACGAGAAGCGCGTCAGCTCGTACGCGGCCCGTCAGGCGCAGACCTTCATGCCCTACGGTTCGCTCATCAACTTCTTCGAGCAGGCCGGCAACTCGCAGATGTCCGACCCGCAGGCCGGCGACCCGCTGACGCTCACCATGAACATGCTGAAGAGTCGCATCCCGGGCCTGTCCGCCGACGTACCGCCGAAGCTCGACATCTGGGGCGAGCCGATCGACCCGGGGCCGGGCGTGCTGTCGCCGATCACATGGAGCAAGGGGCAGAAGGGCGACCTTGCGACACAGGAGGTCGTCGAGTACGCCGCGGCACCGGAGAAGCCGAGCGCGCAGATCGTGGTGAAGATCGCCGACGGCCCGAAGCCGCTGTCCGCCCGCGTCGACCTGCTGAAACTCGATCCCGAGGGCTGGCTCTACTCCGAGTTCAAGCAACTCGTCGGCCGCAAGGCGCGCGAGCGGATCGACGCGCTCGTCGAGTCCACCGGCTACCAGTCGCTCCCGCAGGTCCGCGGCGCCGAGCGCACGAAGGCGTTGCAGGACGAGTTCCGCAAGGCCCGGGAAGACGCGATCGCCGAACTGCTCGACAACCGGCCGCAGGTCATCCAAGCCGCCGAGGATGAGATCAACAACCCGCGCACCCGGCAGACCGTGCCGCTGCCCGCTCACATGCTGGAGACCACGCCTTGACCGTATCCGCCGCAGCCTCCCGCAATGACTACGTCGGCACGGGGCTGGTCGACACCTACACGTATTCGTTCCGCATCACGTCCGCCGCCGACCTGCTGGTGACGACGCGCGACACCGCCGGGCTCGAAACCACGCTGACCTATCCGACCGACTACTCGGTGACCGGCGTTGGCGTGTTCTCCGGCGGCACGATCACGCTGACGGCCGGGGCGCTTGCCTCCGGCTACGCGCTGACGATCCGCGACGATCCGACCGTGCAGCAGGACACCGACCTGCGCAATCAGGCCGGGCCGTATCAGGAGGCGCTGGAGGACGCGCTTGACTACGCGACGCGGATCGTGAAGAGCCAGCAGGACGTGCTCGATCGGGCGCTGACGCTGTCCGAGACGATCACCGGCGTGTCGGCCGAACTGCCTGCTCCGGTCGCCGGTTACGCGCTCGTGTGGAACGCGACGGAGGACGGATTGCAGAACGCGATGCCGGCCGGCGCTCCGACCTCGGCGTACATGGCGACGGTGCTTGACGACGAGACGGCGCAAGCGGCGCGTAACACGCTCGGGATCGACGGCCTCGGGGACGCATTCCGGAATCGGATCATCAACGGCGCGATGTTGATTGCGCAGCGGGGCACGTCTGCGACGGTGACCGCCGGGACCGCTGTCCCGACTGCCTCGGCCGGATATCCGTGCGTGGATCGGTGGTTCGTGTATTCGACCGGCGCGAACGTCACGGCGGCACAGGTCGGCAGCGGGCTCGCAACGAATCGTCTCCAGATCACAGGCGCCGCGTCGGTGACCGCCGTCGGCGTCGGCCAGCGGATCGAGCAGGCCAACAGCGCGGACCTTGCGGGACAGACGGTGACGCTGTCGGTCGACATCGCCAATACGCTGCTGACCGAAGTCACGTGGACTCTGAGCTACGCCAACAGCGCGGATGCGTTCGGCACGATCGGCACACCGACAAAGACGCAGATCGCGACCGGGACGTTCACGGTCGACGCAAACCCGACGCGCTACTCCGCGCAGATCACGCTACCGGCCGGTGCAACGACTGGCCTCGAAATTCTGTTCACGGTCGGGGCACAGGTGTCCGGAACGTGGCAGGTCGGGAACGTTCAGATCGAGCGCGGCGCGACGGCCGGCACATTCGACCCGCGTTCTTACGGGCAAGAACTCGCGCTCTGTCATCGGTACCTGCCGGCGTTCCTGCCCGCCGGCGGCACGTCGATGGTCGGCCCCGGGCAGTGCGTGAGTACGACAGCGGCCCGCGTTCAGTTCGCTTTTCCGGTCACGCCGCGGGTCGTGCCGACAGGCATTTCGGCGACGGCTGCCGGCGGTTTCAGCGTCGTCAACGCCGGCGGCAGCGTCACATGCACGTCGATCGTCGCGTCGACTCTCGGCCATCGCATCGGGCGGGTGGAGTTCAACGTCGCGGCCGGGCTGACGGCCGGGCAGGCGTGCGAAGGGCTGGCATCGTCGACGAGCTCGATACTTTTCACAGGATGCGAACTCCCATGACCGACTGGAAAATCCGCGAAACGCGCGACACCGACACTGTTCTCTGGCGCCGCATCGACGACGGGCGCGAGGAGTCGTTGATCGTCAAGACCGATGCCCTGCGCCAGTACGGCACGGAAGGACAGTTGCCGGCCCAGATGCAGCGCACGCCGGAGGCAATCGTCGGCGACTACACGCAGGCCGTGCAGGCGCATCTCGACCGCGTCGCGCAGTCCTGGGGGTACGACTCGATTTACACGGCCGCGACCTACGCCGACGAGCCGGCGGTCAAGGCGTTCGCGGACGAGGGCAAGGCGCTTCGCGCGTGGCGTTCTCGCGTGTGGGCCGCCGCCCGGCAGACTCTGGCCGACGTGCAGGCAGGGAAGACGCCGCTGCCGACGGTCGCCGAATTGATCACGAGCCTGCCGGCCGCACCGAGCCGAGGATGAGCGGATGCACGAGGCCGATCCCTCGCTCCTCAAATTCCTCGAACTCGCCGGGCCGTGGCTCGGCAGCGCGGGCGGGACGATCTCGGCCGTCGTCGCGTGGATCGTAAACCGCATGCAGAAGCAGATCGACAAGGCCGAAGCGGACGTGGCCGCCATCGTGAAGGGCATGCCGGAAACCTACGCGCGCCGCGATGACGTGGCCGACCGGTTCGACCGGCTCGAAGACCGCATCACGGCATCAGCGGCCGAGACGAACCACAAGCTTGACATGCTTGTCGCGCACGCGATGAAGAGCGGCGACCGATGATCGAGACCCTGATCGGAACCCTGTTCGGCGGCGTCTTCCGCATGGCGCCGGAGATCCTGAAATGGATGGACAGGAAAGACGAGCGGAAACACGAACTGTCGATGTTCGACCGGCAACTGGAAGCCGACAAGGCGAAGGCGGCCGCCGCGCAGCAACTTGCGCAGACACAGGCCGACGCGACCATCGGGGCCGCGGAGATTCAGGCGATCGTCGAGGCCACGAAGGCGCAGGCCGTGCAGACCGGGATCGGCTGGGTCGACGCGATGTCGTCGCTGATGCGCCCTCTGATTACGTTCTGGTGGGTGATCGTGCTCTACACCGCGGCGCTTGCGGCGCAGTTCCTCCAGATGCAGGCGCAGGGTGTCGCGACCGTCGACACGATCCTGCGGCTGTGGGGGCCCGACGAGCGCGCGATCGTGGCAAGCATCGTCGCCTTCTGGTTCGTCGATCGCTCGCTGCGGCGGAAATGATCGAGCCGCCCGACGAACTGCTGGACCTGATCCGCCGGTTCGAGGGCCTGCGGCTGCGGCCGTACCTGTGCCCGGCCGGCGTCCCGACGATCGGCTACGGCCACACGGGCCCGGAGGTGACGATGCACTCGCCGCCGATCTCGAGATCGCTGGCCGAGGCGTGGCTCGAAGAAGACGCCGCCCGCGCCTGCGCAATGGCGGTCAGGATCTCGCCGGCGCTCGCAATCGACAGCATCCGGCTCGCGGCCATCGCGGACTTCGTCTACAACCTGGGGGCGGGGCGGTACAAGGCGAGCACGCTGCGCCGACGAGTCGACGCCCGAGAATGGGACGACGCCGCGGAGCAGCTCGGCCGGTGGGTGTGGGGCGGCGGACGGAAACTGCCCGGACTGGTCACGAGGCGCGCGGCGGAGGCCGTGCTGCTGGCCGGGTGATCGGCAACTGCTACACCTTCGCGCTCGCGAAGCGCCGGAAGCACGGCGGCTGGCTCGTCCTGAGAAGGTCGGTCAAGTCGTGGGTGCCGCACATGCAGTGGGCGCCAGCGGGGATCGAGCGCGGCGCGGAGCCGCTGCCGTCGTGGTGGGCCGGCTTCCGCCGGATCATGGGGCCGGACCGGGGATATCTGGTGTGGCAGAAGGGTCGTGTCTGCTGGCGTGCACGCATCCATGCGCTGCAAATCGAGGAATACCTCCCGCCCCCGTGGGTGGATCGCCTGATTACCCGCTACTGGTTGTTCCGGACTTTTCCGTTGCATGCGGTTGTGTTTTTCGGATGGGTGCGGCGGGGCTCTGGGGAAGAGGGGAGGACACATAGTCTTATCGAGCGGACGTGGTCGGGTGGCGGCGAGGATGGCTGAGGGGAAGGTGCTGCGATCTTATGCGTTGGGTGACGCCTAAATTACGTTAGGGCGCTTCCACCCAGAACGTGCTGCCGCTGCGCATCCTGGCCACGGTCACGTCGGTCTGGCTCACCACCACCACGCGCAGCTTGCCGCTCACCAGGGTGCGCAACCGATCGCGCAGGTCAAGGTGAATGTGAACGTCGCTTCGCACGTGGCCGGGCGCGAAGCCTTCAGCATCGTCGGGCGTGTCCACCAGCTTGGCCGGGAACAACCGCGTCAGCAGACGCTGCCACAATTTGCGGGTGTCGGGCGCGTAGTAGGCGCCACCTTGGTTCTCGTGCATAGGTTCCTCGCTTCGGCGCCACGCGCCCTAACAGGTCGGTCAACCGGACGCGCGACAGGCCGCCGCGCTCCGGGTCTTGAGTCACGCGCGCCGGTTACCTCCGGCGTTGTGCGTCAAAACCTCGAACGCCTGCGCCTGGGCGAAGCTGACCGTGAAGCCGGAAGCATTGCGGTGCCCTC